CTTTTTTTCTTCTAGTTTTTTCATTGTTTACTCCTTGTTAGTTTACATATTACATTTTCATATAAAATATATTATGTAAATCACTTTATAGTTGTATTCGTTAAAATTGTAAAAATAATTTTTTTTTTAAATTTAAAGTTGTACTCGCATAAGTTGTACTCGTTGAGGTTGTATGAGCCGTGTTTCTTGTGCCTTGTGCCAACTTTCACGGCTCACGGATCACGGGTCTTTAAACCATTGATTTATATAGCTTTTTTAAAAAGTGCTAAAATCGATGGGATAATTTAGAGGTAAAAGGGTGTTTTTTAGGGGTTAAGTCATTGATTTATATGACTTTTATGGTAGATAGGACAGAATAGCGTACTAAAAGTGAAATGAGCTAATTGAATGTGGGGGTTTCAGACTGGGAAAAAAAATCACGAGCCAAATAAGCCATTTTTCCTAGAATGTTGGGATTATCCCATCCGACTGGGAACGAATTTCCTTTGGTATATATAGCTATTCCTACTTTCCCAGAATTTCGCAAAACTCCACGCAACTTTTTTAAAAGTTTTTTGTATATAGAGAGGTATAGGGTGCAAACTGGGAAAATCGGCATAAACATTAGGTTATTTTTTCCTACTTTCCGTGCAGATTTGTAAGTCATTGTTTTTAAACACTTTTTTCATTTACCCCCACATACATAAGGGTTTTTTGAACATTTGCTCTCAAAAATGGCGTAAAATTGAAATAAATTTTCCCACCTTGTTAAGTCATTGATTTTAAACACTTTTTTAGAAAACATAATAAATATGCGGTTTTTTACACATATAGCTAAGTCGGGGGTTTTATATTATTATTAGGTCAATAATCTTATGTCAAGAAGAAAAAACGAAGTTAAATTAAGTACAGAATTAACTCCTAAACAAAGGGCGTTTGTAGATATATTGGTTGCTAATTGGGGCAGTATTTCAAAGGCAGATGCTTGTTTACAAGCGGGATATACAACCAAAGACCCTAATAGAAAACCTTTTGAAATAGCATCTAGATTAACAAACCCAGAAATTAACCCCCATATTTGTAGATACTTAGAAAAAAGATTATCGCAGGAATTAAACAAATACGAAAAAGACAAATTAAAATCATTTAAAGTTTTTGAACGTTTAAGAAATAAAGCAGAAGAAAAAAATCAACTTGCATCGGCTATTAATGCAGAATTTAGAGCGGGGCAAATGGCGGGTTTTTTTGTAGATAAAAAAGAAATTAATCATATCGGACTTGAGGGAATGAATAGAGAGCAATTAGAAAAAAGATTGTCGGAATTAGAAAAAAATATAAATGAAAATAAACAAATCATCGACATCACAGCAGAAACAATTATTGAAAAATAGTGATTGGAAAACCTTTATTAATCAATTTAATAAAGTACATAACAATCATATCAATTCAAGCGTGGGCAATGTAGAAATAAAAATAAATGATAAAAAGAAAATTAATAAATAAAAAAGCTAAAAAAGAAATAGAAAAATATCCATTAGTACAAATTAAATGGTATGACATCACTAGCGATAGCACGTGGCAATCAATAGACGATTTAATGACGGCAAAATTACCAATATGTACTACAAAGGGGCATCTATTAAGCGATAATAAAGGCATTGTAAGAGTATTTGGCGACTACGCCCTTAAAGATGAAAAAACGGGCGTAATTGATGAAATTGCAAATACTACGTTAATACCTAAATCAGTTATAATAGATATTAAAAAGATTTAATTATTTTAACTTTTTTGTTTTATTCTCTTTATAGTAATTAATTAAATGCTCAATCGTTTTAGCATAACTTAATTTAATATCATAAATATTATTGGATAAGTCGGTTAACTCATCATATACTTTTTTATGTACGCTAATGGGCTTATAATTTGTAAACTCATAAGCCGTTTTTACTTGTCTATTGCTCATATTTTTTCCTCTTTAGTTGTTTATCTTTTTTGTTGTTTACAATAATTTAAAAAATTATTGGCTATGATATTTTTATAATTTTTAGCATTATATAAAACATCCATATCATCATTATAGGCGGTTAATTCACAAATCAATTTATTATTTTCATTATTATTAAAAATAATTTGATAAGTATATTCTTGACCATAACTTTCCGTACTCCATTCATCCTCAATATTATGTTGAGTACATTTATACTCATAAACGGGATTTCCGTTGTCATATATAAAACGATTAATCAAATTTAAAAAATTTTTAGGGTTTTTAGCCTCTTTAAGTAATATCGCCAAATCTTGACCCGCATTATCTAAAAAACCGTCACAATGTCTATAATAGGTATAAACGCTGTAATTATTTTTTATATTTACTATTGAACGTGTAGCCATTTTTTTTCCTTTGTTATTGTTTAGTTTACCACTTATCAACGCTGTACTTATTAGCATTAATTCGTGTTGCCTTATATTTTTTATCAAAATTATTATTTTTAGTAAAATAAATAACCTCAATAAAATTCTTTAATACAACTATTAATAAAATTATAAAAATAGTTGTTATTGATATATTGTAAATCATTTTGTTTTATATCTAAGTTGATAATCTAAAAGCGTACAATCTAAATCATAAGTAATTTTTTCCCCCTTAGATTTTTTTAATTCTTTTAAGCCACCCTCAAAATAATGAAATATTTCATAATCATATATTCCGAAATTGTCTTTATCAGTTTTAGGGTTATATGTACCTAAACTGGCGTAATAATTTGATTTACATTTATACTCATTATCAAATATTGTAATATACGCCCCTATTGCTTTTTTTGTCATTTTTTTCCTTTGTTTTAGTTTAAGTTTATTACAAAGCCCGTATTATCGGTTTTTGCATTGCCTTTAGTTGCTAAGCCTACAATAACGCCTTTAGGCTCTAAAAATCTTAAGTCGCTTATATCGCCGTCTACTACATTGCGACCTAAATAGGTTTTAGGCAACTTGTCTTTAAAAACAACCGCTATATTAAAAGCTGTTGTTAGTAAATCTTTTATATCGCTGTCATTACTTTCCGACTTACTAAAAGTTAAATGATAATTACTAGGCAACTTATCACTTAATCTATTTTTAATTTTTGTATAATCATAAAATTGAATATCTGGGTTTAATTCCATAATATTTTTGCCGTCTTTAATAGGATATCGCTCAAATAATAAGTCGCTTGTGCCATTTAAACGTACGGCGGGTTTTAAACCTTTTTTAATTGCTCTTTTTTTAAAGTTTTTAACCTCATTATCTAATTGCAATAAAAATTTTTGGCGGTCTTTTAAAAAGTAATAAGTTTTATTTAAACGGCTTTTTTGAGTGAATTCAAATCGACCCCGTCCACTAGTATTTAAACACGCCATTGCACAACCTACTGACGCTTTAGGGCATATGTTAACCCCGCTTAACTTGTGCGGGGCTAAATGTAAGATTGCGGTTAAATAACCCATTTCAATACTTTTAAGCATTTTTGTGTTATTAATGCCTAGTAATCTTTTTTGAGGTTTATATTCCATATTAAGCAACCGCCTTTAATTCAACTTTTTTTCTTTTTTTAAGTAAATAATCAGTTGCTTTATAAGCACGTGTTAAAGATGAGGTCAAAAATTTAACGTCATTTTTTAACGCTGATATCCAACTTTTAATATATAAAGCGTGGTCAGCACGTATTGTTTTTTCTAAGTTAAATTGCTGACAAAGCATTATAGACCCGCATTCAGCGATTAATTCCTCAAATGCATATGATTGCTGAGCATTATCTTTAAATTTTTTGTCATTATCTTTAAAGCGGTCTAATCGCTGATTATGCCCAGTTGAGTGTATTAATTCGTGAAATAACACAGAATAATAGTTATTTGTTTCATCAGCATATTCAGTTTTAACAAAATTTTCTTTGTTTGTCATATGAATATAATCAGTTGTTTTTGCATAATAACAACGTCCATCATTACTGTGTTTAATTTCAACCGCCGTATCATTAACAAAATTATCTATTTCTTGAATAGATACAACTTTATTTACATTGTCGGTATTATCAAATTTTAATTTACATTCCGACAAATCAACTTGAGCAATGTTAAAAACTGGCGTTGCTTTTAAAAAAGGTATTTTATCCTCTTTTTTTGTTTTTTCATTCTCTTTAGTAAATGAGCCATAATATAAAACTTTAGCTTTATGAGTTTCGCCAGTTAAAATTTTACCGCCTATTTTTTTCCAATCTAAAAAAGATGCCCAGATATTTTGACTATAATTATTTATATTAGCGACAAAATTTAGATTAAAAAAATTCGTGCTGTTATAATGTTTACCAGTCACGGCATTAGTAGGCATATTTTTATTTATAAAAGATTGATGCCATTTATTAGAGTTATTCTCTAATTGCTCAACTAAGTTATCACGAATAGTTGTTAAATAGTCTTTAGCTGATACTTTGTTTAAGTTATTAGTCATTTTTTTACCTTTGTTAGTTGTTAGTTTTTTATGATAGTTTTTTAACTATCTTATAGCCCTAAAATAAGGGCTATAAGTTAATTAAATTTATTTTGGCTCAGTCTGATACCAATCAATAGAGCATTCAAAATTATTATATGGAATAAAACCATATACTTTATTTAATCTAAGCCCCTCTAAAATAGACTGTTTTAAATCATCTATATTCTGTTGATTAAGGGCTTTAAAACCATTATGAATTACTTCAATTAACCAGCAATTTCTTTTATCTAATGGGTTTATATTGCTGTCTGTCACGTTTATATGAAATTTTTCATATACTTTGTTTTTATCTTTTTTAATTAAGTACATTTGTTTTTTACCTTTGTTAGTTAATAAATATTTAATTAAATTAATTTGATACAAAATAAAAGAAAAAAATACAAAATATTACAAAAAATAAGATAATAAAAACAATAGGATATTGACCCATTAGTTATTCAATTATAAGTTGCATTTAATGAATAAAACAACTGAAAGTGATATATATAAACTAATTAAAAAAGCCGTTATAAATGATAAATTAAACTGTCATTTAACTAGAATTGAAAGCGGGTTAACCTTAAGCGGTATACCAGATTTAAACATAGTTTATCATTCTAAATTGATTAATAAATCGGTTGAATTTTGGTTGGAATTAAAAGCAAATAACTTAAAGAATTGCAACGTTTCAAAGTACCAATTCAACTGGATATATAACCATATGAAAGCGGGGGGCGTTGCCTATATCCTCAATAAGCCCCTCAAGTTGAGGGGGCTTAAACTTTATAGCGTTGAGCCGTGCAACGTGCTGACTGAGCAATTAAGCGTAGATTACAGCGTCACGGGTATTGCTAACGTACTTGAGTGGGTCGCCAAAAAACATTGTATTGCTTAATATAATTCCGATAATCTTTACTTATCACCTATAATATAATCTTATATAACCTAGTAAGATTGAGCCGTGAGCCGTGCAACCCACAGTTGAGGCTCATAACCAAGCCACAATACAACTTAAACGATTACAACTTTTACGGGAAAATTTAACAAAACGAGTAGCTTTTCGAAGGGCTATTGTGCAGGACTTATACATACAGTACAGTTCATTTCATTATGGAACCTAAGATTTCTAATGTTGACCTGTTAACTACAGATCAACTCCGAGAGAAAGTTGAGCGTGCATGGATCCAACACATTAAGCTGTGCCAGGATAATTTTTTATATTTTGTTAAAGAGATGTGGCCTGACTTCATATTTCGTAAAGAAACTG